GCGGCGGTAAGACCGTTCAGGAGAAACTCCTCGAGGACATTGAGGCACTCCGCGTCAAACTGCTGACCGAGGAGGAGCTCGAGCTCGAGAGCTTTGTCCGCCGCACCGAGATGCTGGATGAGTTCCTCCGTACCAATCCCGAGAAAATAGCTGAGTATCAGGAATTGCTAGAGCGGATGAACCAAGGTCATCAGGATCGCATGAAAGGCATGGAAGAAGCCGCTTTTAGTGATCGTTTGACTTCAGTCGCGGGCGCATTTGGCGACCTCTCAAGCCTGATGCAGTCTAGCAATTCCAAGCTGTTTAAGATTGGTAAGGCTGCGGCAATCGCAGAGGCGACCGTGAGCGGCTATAACTCGGCTGTAAAGGCTTGGGAGGGTGGACTAGACGCCAGCGGCGGCAACATAGCTGTTGCTGCTGCTTACGCAGCTGCCTCATTAGCTAAAACCGGAATGTTGATCTCCAATATCGCGTCTACCAACGCCTCGGGTGGTGGCGGCGGGGCTGGAGGCGGCGCGTCTGCTGCTCCGGCACCCGGCCCGCCTCCGCAAACTCAGAACGTGATGATTGATCTGGTCGGCGCCTCCGGGATGCAGGTGGATCAGTTCCAGCAGTTTGCCGATACGTTTAACGAGGCATCGCGCCAGGGTTTAATGACTAACGTAACAGTAAGGGGTGTATAGATGGCCGTAGTAATTGCAACAGGCTTTACTGGCGCGACATACGGCCTAAAACATGGCCGCGTATGCTATGAGTGGTACAGCGACGGCACAGCCACGGGAACCACAGCGGCGGCGGGGTTCGCTGCAGTCAATGCCTTGCCGCCAAGGACTGACAGCTCATGGCGTCCTACAGCCATTCCCGCAACGTGGACACTGGCCTACCCAACCGCGCGCAACGTTAGCTTTGTTGGGATTGCCAAGCACGACCTTGGTACGCTTAACGCAACAGTTGCGGTTGAGTATTCTACAGGAGGCGGGTGGACAGCATTTCCCGGCGCCGGTGCGCTTAGGCCTGCCGATGATACGCCAATTCTGCTGTTGACCGCAGTAACCTCTGCGTCTGAGGTGCGCCTGCGCATTACGGCGGCTGATGACGAGCCGACTATGTCAATCATCATGGTTGGCCTTGCTGATGAATGGCCGCGCCCGTTTGTCTGGACAGGCCAGCCTATTACAGAGGGCGACCGGATCGGCTTTGAAAACACTATCGCCGTGACGGGCAATTGGCTAGGGCGTTCAGTTGTGTCGGACGGGCTGCAATTCGGCGTAGATATGAACAACGTTGCCGAGTCATGGAGGCAGACTGAGTTCAAGGCGTTTAAGGCATATGCCAACGGCGAGAACGCGGCGTTTTTCATCGCGCTGCGGCCGCTAGATTATCCTGATGAACTAGCCTATGCTTGGGCTACCGACGTTGTGACTGCCAGTCGTGCCGCGCCGAACAAACAGCTTAGCACTTCCGTATCAATGCAACTACAGGGGCTTAGACCAAATGTCGGATAAAGACACCTATGGCCGCAAGCCTGTTGTCATTGCCGAGGTCACACAGCCCCGCTGCGCGCTGAGGTTCGGCGTCGGTGCGTGTACCGCGACAGGCACGCCCAAGTGCTACAACACCTACTGGACGTGCAAAGACAAACCAAACTACGATCCTACCGGATCAATCGCGTGGCGTTTCTCGCGGCCCGGTGATGACGTAGCTTGGCTGTATGAGGAAACCGACAGCAACAACATCAAGACAAACGCCATCCCGATCCTGCAAACGGCATCGCACACCTCAAGCCGTATTAACCCTGGCGCATCCCGTACGGGTGAAAGCCCGCTTGGACGGCGCGCAACGGCTCAGATCAAGCTGACAGACGCGGTATGGGATGACCACGTTGGCGACTTCTACCTTGCAGATCGACTCGCCCGTGACACGCCAGTCGGTTTTGGCACGCTGCTCAACGCGCGCAACCCGTTTTACCCAGACTGGGCCGCCAAAATATATGAAGGCTATCAAGGGCAGACGCTGGCCCAGATGCAATCTCGCGTGTTTAACGTTGAGCAGGTTGTCGGGCCGAACGCGGGCGACAGCTTTACCATTCAATGCCGTGACCCGCTGGACCTTCTGCGGTCGCGCAATGCCAAATACCCGCCAACATCGCAGATCGACTTGCGCGGGTATGTCAGCCCCGCCGCCACTACCATTCCCGTGCGATGCTTGTCGGCGGAGCTTATAGCAAACTACGGCAACACAGGCGAAACGCGCTATGTAGTCATAGGCGACGAGATTATCAGCTACACAGGCAACACAGGCACAGAGCCGGAGTTGACGCTGACAGGCGCCGTGCGAGGCGTGTTGCGCAGCACAGCGTCGGAACACTCAGACGAGGACGCGGTGCAGCGCGGCGCCTATCACGTTAATCAGCGGCCCTATCAGATTGCCAGCTACATCATCAAAGACCACACGATATTGCCGGACAGCTTTGTTGACGATGCGCAGTGGGATGCCGAGGGTGGAACTTATTTGTCAACAATCTCAGCCACTACGTTCCTTCCTGAGCCGGTAGCCGTTGAGCAATTGCTTGGCGAGTTGGGCCGAGATGGGCTGTTCTCGATCTGGTGGGATGATCGGCTGCAAACAATTCCCATTCTTGCAGTGCGACCGCCTATTGGCATTCCAGTAAGGTGGAACGACAGCGACAACATATCATCGCTGACCCAAACGACAAAAATCGACGACCGCATGACGCGGGTTTCAGTTTTCTTTGGTATTCGGAATTGGATGGAGCCGCTAGACGAGGCGACCAACTACAAAAACAGAAACATAAGAATTGATACCGAAGTAGAAAGCGAACAGGCGGCTGGCGGCACGATTGTTGACAACGTAATAAACTCGCGCTGGGTGCGAACGTTTGGCAACGCAACGTTAATATCCGCTTACCTGCTGCTTCGGTTTCGGTTGCCGCCGCGTTACCTCACTTTAATTCTGGACGCCAAGGATAGGGCTGTAAACATTGGCGATGTGATTGACCTGACGACCCGCTATATTCGGGACAGCGAGGGCAACGCGATTGAAACGCGCTGGCAGGTCATTGGGATTGATGAACCCAAGCCAGGTACGCAGCTCAAAGTGGAATTGCAATCGTACCAGCTTGTAGGTAAGTTTGCGATAATAATGGTAAACGATGCGCCGGACTATGCAGGCGCAACCGAAGCGGAACGTTTAGACGGGTGCTGGCTTTCTGAAAACACGGGCGTCATGCCCGACGGATCAGACCCGTATTTGCTTCAATAGGAGAGCTACATGACCGACTGGACCACACTAGACACAGACGACCTATTGCCGGGGGAGCCCTTGACAAGCGCAAAGGTTTTGGCGCTTTATCAAAACCCGATTGCGATATCCGAGGGTAACGCCAGTGCGCCGAGCCCCTATGTCGGACTTGCCGCTAGGTTGGTTGCCGGTGGTATCGGATCGTTTTGCTGGGCGCGGCACAGAGACCTTGCTTCTGTTGATTTCGGAGACACCGTAGCAGGCTCTGGCCTTATAACAACGGGAGGCATTTTTAGAGTTGCCATGGAAAATGCAACTGGCGTTTTTAACGCTTACTTGGGTGAAGCAGATGGCGGCTTGACTGGCACTTGGACTTGCCTGGGCACCTATGACAATACCTTTAGGCAGGAAACACAACTCGGCGGCGGAGAAACGTCAGCGGTTCAAGTGTATGGCGCTACTCTATGGCAGAGAACGCTATGATCCCTATTCGCAACGCAAGATTTAATCAATTCGGCGGCATAGACTGTGAGGTTTATGTCAGTAGCGAATGGCTGCCATTCACGGCGTCTGAGGACGATAGCAATGCTTTTGGGAGGGAGGTTTATGCTGCGGCTGCGTCAAATGACCAGACTATCCCCGCGCGGATCGTGCCGACGCTCACTGTCACCGCGTTCAACATTGAGGATGGAGACGGTACAACCCGTCGCCCCGCAATCAAGATCGTTGCCCCTGCTGATGAAGCAATCAGTTCTGACCTTATTAAATACGAGATCAGGCTTGCGGGCGACACGGTAAACATTATTACTTCCGGGACTCTGGGCGTGCCCGAAGGCCAGACGGTGACAACTGATGGTCTGGTTTCTGATACGATTTACGAAGTGCGAGCCCAGTACGTTACGGAAAACCCTGCGGACTGGACTGCTTGGATCGCCGTCACAACTGGCGACGTGAGGCTCACCGCGCAGGACATTGTGGACGCCTACAACTTCCGGGTCGATCAGGCGTTTGAGCGCCACGATCAGGCGCTTGAAACACTCACGAGTGGCAGTGTCTTTCAGCTACTCAACGACACTCAGATCACCGATGCGATTTTGGCTGCGCAGAACTCCACCAGCGATGCACAGCAGGTTGTAGCATTTGAGGAAGTAGGCGACGCCTCTGCGGCGATTGTGACTGAGCAGATCGCCCGCGCGGATGGGGATACCGCAGTCGCGAGTACCGTGACAGCACTGACGGCCCGTGTTGGCGACAACGAGGGAAGCATTACGACGATCAATGCGACAAAGGTGAACGCCGCTGGAGCCGTTTCGGCTGTTGAGACTGCGATCAGCGCCACATATGGGTCAATAACCGCGCTGGCCAGCGCCACATCTTTTGCCGAGGCGACGGTCAACGGCATCGAGGCAGGCTATGTTTGGGAGCTTAACGGCTCGAATATACTTGAGATTGTCAGCGTCCAGGACGGCGTTGGCAGCACCCCGATAAGCACAGCCCGTATCTCTGCTGACTATGTGCAAATTACCGGACTGACCCAAATAGATCAGGCTGTGATTAACACCCTCGCAGCTGATACCGGGTTCATCAGTAATCTCGAAGTGGACACGCTCAACATAGCCGGGAATGCCGTGACCATTCCTGTCACCGGCACAAGTTCGCAATTGACTGGAAACGGGTCGTTGCAGGCAATGGTCAATGTTTCTTTCATCCTGCCAGCGGTATCAAACGTGTTGATTTTATGGACAATTGAACAAGGATACATTGGAACAACGCCAACTTGGGGGTATCAATTGCGTAAGTCTGATGGTACTTTCACATACGATGAAAGGTCCGCAATGACGTTTGGTAACGACTTTCCAACAGGGCAATTATTGCTGACAAATCAGCCCGCCGGAGCATTCAACGTCCAATTACGATGGAACGGGCAAAACAGCAATATAACTGGCCAAGGGTCAATGACAGTTCTGGCGGTGATGCGATGAAACCTTATTCAATTTACGACGTTGAAACTGGCGAAGTTGTGCAAACCGGAAGCGCGCCAGAAAGCCAAATGGAGGCAATGGGTTCGGTTGCCTTGGGCGGTCAAGGGTTTATTGCTAGAGAGATAAACCCCAAGACGCATCGCGTATCAGCCAGTGGCCAGATCATTAAAAAACTCAGCAAAGACATTGATGCGCAAGAAGTAGCAAACGCCGCCCGAAAATTGCGATCAATGCGGACAGCGCTTCTGGCGCAATCTGACTGGACGCAAATGCCAGACGCCCCCGTCGATCAAGCGGCTTGGCGCGAGTACAGGCAAGCCCTGCGCGATCTGCCCGCTAACACACCAGACCCTCGCAATATTAACTGGCCGGAGGCCCCCAAATGACAGTTTTATCTGACCGCGTAGACGTTCTTGAGGCGACAAACGCCACTCTTGTGACTATCCTCAATGGCCTAAAAGGCACTCTGCAATCCGCCGTGGATGCAGGGCAGGGGCCGCGAGGCTGGTCGCCCGAGTTGACTGTGCAATCCGACGGGGCGCGTCGGGTTCTACAAATCACTGATTGGACAGGTGGCGGCGCAGGCACCACAAAGCCTGACGTTGATGACTACATCGGGGTGAACGGCCTTGAGCCTCTTATTGCCGACGCCATTGATATCCGTGGTGCAGCAGGCGCGGACGGCGACGGATGGACTGGAGCCACGTACAACGCCGGAACGGGTGTGCTCACATTCGCCTCTGCGGATGGGCTTGGCTTTGTAACGGGAGACATTCGCGGGCCGCAGGGGGATGGCTTTACAGGGGGCTCTTACACGGCTGGGACAGGGGTTGTTACCTTCACAAGCGACGATGCTCTCGGCTTCGATACTGGTGACCTCCGGGGAGTCGACGGGGATGGCTTCACGGGCGGCTCTTATGATGCCGGAACCGGCGTTGTCACGTTCGCCAGCGGGGACGGGCTCGGTTTTGTTACCAGTGATATACGAGGGGCCGACGGTGCGGACAGCACTGTTCAGGGGCCACGGGGCGACGGGTTCACTGGCGGGACTTACACGGCTGGGACGGGTGTTGTTGCGTTTACCAGCGCAGACGGCCTTGGATTTTCTACTGGCGATTTGCGAGGCGCCGAAGGCGCGGGCTCAGGCACAGTCACAAATATCGCGACAGGTGATGGCCTTACTGGCGGCCCGATTACCGAGACAGGCACAGTGGCGTTAGACGCCGCTTCAATTGCTTCGCTGGAACTGGCCGACACTGCAACGCAACCGGGCGATCTAGGCACCGCCGCACCGCTTGACGTGGCAGCGACTGGTGACGCAGCCTCGGGCGAGGTGGTCAAGGGTGACGACACGCGCCTGAGTGACGACCGTGATCCAACGGCGCACAATCACACGCTTGCCAACATCACAGACGCTGGCACGGCGGCGGGTTCCGCGACTGGCGACTTCGTAGCTAAAACTGCCGCTGATGGGTCGGCGC